TCAGAACTATAACTATTCTTTCTCATATGGGCTCGAACCAAATGATTAGTTAGATTGTAGTTCTGACCAGTAGCCGTTTTAACGTCAATGGTTGCCGAGAAGTCGGTACCCTGCTCGATTATAAGATTTGCTTTAATTGCCATGTAATTTTCTCCAATAGATACTACAGTTATTTATAAATAACAGAATAACCTTATGAACTAATTGGAACAATTATGTCAAGAACAAAGTATATAAAATTTGGTGCCAGAGCAGATAAAAACTTATCAGATATACCTGATCCCAAGAACGCACTAGACAATATATTGGATAATATATCTACACAAGTAGATGCAAACGGAAATGCTTTAAGATTCACATCTGATGATATTTTACCATTGGTGGGGATAGCTGACGGTCCTTTAGGTGACAGACTAACTGTAAGCGGAAACGCTCAAGAATTTACTCAACTTGCTGGAACTACTATAGAAGGCACTCTAGTGGGAAGCGATACCACATCAGTAGATGTCGAGCCTAGAGTAACAATTCAAGATCATATAAACAATTTCAAAGTAGCATTGGGTGATCCGCCTTGGATAAACGGAGGCTCAGGTCCTAGTGCTTCTATCATATCAGAAGATAGACTTAATCAGAATACAGTAAACTATCCAGAAGCCGAAATAAACGCAACTCAAAGTCGTCAAGGCAACACATACAGAGTTATTGCTGGTGCTTCGGACATGAATTTTGATAACTTACAAATAACTTGTAACTCACTATACGGTAACACCACGGGAAGTCTCAGAGATCAATCTCCTGTAGCTAATACAACTCTAGAAACGACATCTATAACTAGCGGCACTCCTTGTGTTATAGTAGAGGCAGACGGAACTTACGACTGGTCAGCAGTTAATTCAACACTAAGCACTTCTACTGAATCATTTGTTAACGCAAATGTAAGTGCTGGAGCTACTGGTTATATCACAATTGTTGGACATTCATTTGTAACTGGCAACAAAGTGGTCTATCAAAGTGGTAGTGGCGCCGAAGGTAGTGGATTTACTGACGGTGATATTTTCTTTGTAAAAGTAGTTACTACTGATACTGATAGAATTGAGTTATACACAGATGCGGCTTTATCAACACAAAAGACATTAACTGCTGATTTTGGTGATACTAGTACATTACAATTAGTTATACCCATAGGTACTAGATTTACTCCAACCGCAACTGCTACTGCATCAGGTAACAACAAAGTAATACCCGCAAAATCAATGGGTAATTTTGTTGCGAATAAAATGTACACAATTCTAAAACTAGGAACAGTCTCTTCTAATGCTTCAGAGTGGAAAGATATAGGAGTAGAGGGTATACCTTATGTAGGACAACAGTTTATCTACAATGGTGCTACACAAACAACTGTTGCAGATGCTTTTGCGTTAGAACATTGGTCGATAGGAGACCATGTAACACATACTCCTACTGGAGCATTCTCAGGTGCGATAGCTGTAAGGGTATATCTGAGAAACCAAACATTACCTAGTGGCGAAGGAGCATCTGTTGCTGAAAATTTAGATCCTAATTCAACTGATTTACCAGTAAACAAGTTCTATACGAAGAAGAATGATACCGCTAACTTACTAGATTTAGTTACGGGTGTAGATTTGTGGTCTGACGGTCAACTTGAGTTAGTAGGAACACTTCACCCAGATTTTACTAACACGCAAGGCGGTATTGTTTGGGAAGGATATCAAAGTGGATTTTTCTCGTTTAAACTTTTAATAAATGGATTCTTCTCAATAGAAGAAGATGTTAACGATGACGGTAACTGGAAATTCTTAAAAGGCGTAAATGCATTTGCATTCCAATCGTTAAAGCAGTGTAGTTATTCGACTGTCGATAATGTAACTCTAATTGAGTTACATGAAGAAGATGATTATAGAAGAGTTTGTGAGAATCATGAAGTAGAAATAAATGGAATAGAACTATATGTTACAGAGGTCTATCGTAAATATGATGCTGTAATGGGAGATTACAGATACTACGCTAAAACTGATGCGGATGCAGGCGCCACTGGATCTGATATTCTCGAATTCGAATACGATAGATCAGAATATGATCTAGGAACAGGTACGATTTTTATAACTCCTTTGCAAGCAAATGGTAAAAGAAGAAAGATACGCTACAGTGTTTGGTGGTACGAACCAAACGATAGTCAAGAGCAATTGCTAGAAAGTAAAATATTCAGACACGATACTGGCAGTGGCAGTGGACCGCTGTCATATTCATATTTCTATACAACTGACGGATCTAGTGATGATTTTGGAAGATATACTTTCCCATACTTTGTGAACAATCATGCTAAAGTGACAAAACAAGATTCTACAGCAAAACTAGTTGTAAATGATACTATATCTATGATGTTGTATGATGCAAAACAAGCCACTGGAGATATTTTTCCCGATTTTGATAGTGGTGCAGGTCAGATCAATAACCCTATAAGAGTGGCTAAGCTGACAAATACGGCTGGCACTTTACAAAGAGATCCTGCGAATGCGAATTCGCCATTCACTAATGTCCAAGAAGGAGATGTGCTTACATTCATAACAGCTTACGATGGTGCGAATGCTGGCTGGACAAACGCTAATAATAAAGTATTTTCGTTTCAACTCTTAGAGAAAATTGATAGTACAAAGGCTTATATATCATCAGATATTGGATCTGTTGGTGGCGCCAACATACCTTTAAACGCAGTAAAAGAGTTTATTCATCTTAAAAATGAAGGACTAGTAGGAACATATAAAGCATCCCGAGTGTCTGACACAGAGTTGACAATTAGAGTCGTCAACGGAACAAACGATACACTCAAAAGATCAATATTAGATGTAGTAGAAGGTGACTTAGTTTATTACTACGGAGCAATATCCCTATCAGCAACAGGCCATTGTGTAAACGATAGACCTTATGTGGTTGAGAAAATTACATATCTTAATGACAGTGATGCCTCTGTTGCACCTACAGCCGCAACTCAATTAAAACTTCAAGTGAGTAACCATCCAAGTTTAACTGCGAATAGAAATACTCTTGTCAATCATGCAACATTATCTGCAACTCATGGCATTGCTTCAATATATTCGAGTAGAGGCTTGAATGATATAACGGGTGTTTACGAGTGTACAGGAGTATTTGGAGTAGAGGTAAAAACACAAGCTTCAAATAGTCAAGACGAGATTGAACTGACAGATACTAATTACACAAGAATAGCTGATGACGATAGAGTATATTTTAATCCGGCTATACCTCAAGATAATCAAAGTAGTCTTAGCGGAACTGCTACTAAAGTCCAAAAGTTTACTGGCGGTAGTGGCGAGAAAATGATTAGATTGAAAAATGAAAGTGGTGCTCAAGTAAATCTTGCTCAGACAATTAATCCAGGCGCAACTCTTGTAATCGTTCCTTCGGGTAGTTATTCTGGATCAGTTACCGAACTCAGAAAGAATAGAGAGTATTGCGTTATTCCTTTGAACACTGCTCCACCTTTTGGTAGCTACACTGAAGGATTGTTAACGACTGATGGTTTTCCAAATCTAGAAGTTAAAGAATTATCATTCAAAAAACTAAGCTACAATACGAAATCAGACTTTAAATTTACTGCCACTCTAGGATCTAATATTTTATTTGGGTTTTCTCCTTCGCAACCCGTAGTTAAAGTGGGAGATTTAATAAAAGCTGAAGGAGCGAATACAGGCTCTGTATTGTCAACATTCTCTGATGGAATTATATATAAGGTAGATTTTGTAGACGGCAGTACTGGAAACTTCTCAGTAGAACACTATAGCGGTGGATCTTGGTCAAATGTAACTGGTAATGGTAGTCTACCTGATATAACATTCACCAGACTAGGAGAAGCACTGTCTCTAGAAGATGTCGAATTTACAGAGCAGACAAGCGATGCCGCAAATAGAGGTAGTGAATCAGAGGCTCAAGCACAAGAGCCCGATGGTCGATTCGATATATGTTATACTCCTTCAGGCGGATCTGAAGAGACTTACAGAGTTCTAGTAAATAGTAGGCACGTTGAGCCTAAGTAAGATAACTTAAACTTTCGTTGCGAGCATAAAAAACTGTTCGCCATTTACGGTTATTGGAATCTTATGTGTGAATCCCGCAACAGTAAGTTGACTAGAGGCTGAAGCACTTCCATCTATATGTGTTACTGAACCAACTACAGCACCGCTAGTATTCTTTTTCACAAATGCGGGTCTATCTCCTCGATCATTTGCTGTGCCAGCAGTGCCGCCATTATCAGGAGAAAATACTAAATTAGATACTTGTGATTTGAGAGATGATGTCTGTAATCCTGCTAATGTTCCTGATCCATCATCTATAGCAATACTACTATTTTCTGCCCAAGGATTATCAGAGCCGGAAAATGCCCTAATTTCTGAGTTAGATGCTGTATTATATACAAACAGACCTGGAGCATTTGCACTATTTTGAAATATTGTGGTTTGAGCATCGTTAGTAATTCTGACATTACCTTTAAACCTAACTCTTTCTTCAAAGAAAGAAAGTCTATCTGTCAATACAGTTCTTTGCTTTTTAGCTTCTAATCTACCTATTGCTCCTGCCACATAGCTTATCTGATCATATGTACCATAGTTATCGTATATACCTGCACCTTCTTCTGTAGCGATATCGATATCTCCAGTATCATCGCTAGAATCAGCTCCACCAGTGCCGATTTCTTCAGAATCTGATTGGACATCTACAGTGGGCAATCTATCCACGCTCATATTTTCAATATTTTGAACTGTAATGGTATCTGATCGAGTCATCGTTAGATTTGTAATATCTAAACCACTAAAAGGTCCCGAGTAATCTCCAGCATTATAAGTAATTGTGGCCGTAGTTGCTACAACACGAAACTCGTCTAGTCCATTGCTGTCTACGACTATGAAAGGAAATGTATTTCCATTATCAAAGGATAATTTTGTTCCGTTAGAGAATGCTCGTTTATTGTTGATTAGATCGGTTTTAACTGTCTTGAAGTTGGATTCTGTGGCGTCATCAAACAAACTAAAATCTGCTCGACTTGTAGAAGAGTCGTTTATCAACTTAGATTCAAAGTTGGCATTACCATCAAACAATAGGACATCTTGAGTGATGTTTACACCACCCAAGTTATCAAGGATATTTCTATCAGACGATGGAGTTAAACTCTCCGCTAAATTATTAGTTCTTACAAAACCTTGTGCCATTTCTCTTTCCTGTTATGAGTCTAGAAGTATAGACCAGCCTGCTACTTGTCTTAAAAAGTCTAGTTTTGCGGCAGTAGAACTTTCCCCACTAGTTCCGTCAAACTTAGAACTTTCTTGCAGTCTGTTTGCTCCACTCTGTCCTTTTAAGTTTACTGTCACTCCGCTTCTTTCTCTGTTCGTGTAATTTTCAATCAGATCAATTAAAAGTTCTCTCAGACAACTTGCTTCTAATACATTGTTTCTTAAATCTAGTGATTCTAACCTTACGGCACCTGTTAAGAACCCTGCGGTAAATGTACTTAACTTATTATCATGCAATCTAATTTGTTTAAGCTTTTCACAATTTGAGAAATCTGGTATAGAGCCAATGAACTTATTAGTATTCGCATAGAATCTTGTTAGTTTTGGCGCATCTATCTTAGGACACTGACCAGTAAAGTTGTTCTGGTAGATAAATAAGCCCCCTAAATTTGTCATCGTCTGATTAAATGTTGGGAATGTACCCGTTAATCCCAAAGACCTTAAAGATGCGTAAGTAGAGTATGGCATCATTTCGCCTGGATCAGTACCAGCATCGCTCGATGATATACTGCCTACTTTTGAAGCCTTGAACTCTATCTTCTGTCCAAGATACGGACTACTATTACCGCCTTCAGTCAAAGCATTCCAATCTGTATTACCAAGTTTCATAATTCTATAATATCTATTTCTAATATAGTTGTTTGGATTGCCAGTGGCCACAGGTATGTGCTGTAACTTGAATGCGTGATTTGTAGAGGGATTTCCTGCAACTTCTGCTCCGAAAACGCTTCCCACAGCCGCAATATTGTCAGCTTCACTTTGTACTTGCCAGCCTATTGCTTTGTAGTCATGCGTAGTCAATCGATCTTTATTGCTGCCGCCATGACCGCTACCGTCAACGCCAGAATTACTCAAATGGTTGTATGCAATTTTATATATTTGTTTACTTTGAGCCATTCTAACTCTCATCCAAGGAGCATTGTATCCTAGTTGTAGATAAGATAAGAATTTAAAACTGTTGAATACATTTGGGAATGTTCCTCTAAGATTATTAGCATAGAAGTATAGAGTTCTCATTTTGTCATTTGTTGGCCAAATGAAGTCGTGTGTTCCTGCCTCTTCTTGCACAAGAGTTCCAGATCCGTATCTATTGTTCCCCACTCTGAAGTGTCTCATATTAGGGTTGGCATTATATAGTGCTTTACCTGTATTAACACTGCCAACGCCACTAGTTCCGAAAGTGTCATTCGTAAACTGATTCATCTGATCGCCACCTACAGTGAAGTCTCCCACTTTAGGTGATCCGTTAAACATATTATCTGTGATTCTTCCCTTCAATCCACCTCTACCCCAGACAAGAGTGTTTACATAGTTCAGATTAGGCAAATTCTGGAACAAATTGCTTGTTTCAAAGTTGCCAGATGTGCCGTAACAATTATAAACATGAATGTGTGTAAGACTTGTACATCCTGTGAACTTTCCGTCTAATGTAGTTTCAGCTTCTTCATATCTCGTATCAATATCACCTCGATATTGATAATAACGATAGATACTTGTGTTACCGCTAAAATCTACTATATTGTGAGGATTATACGCACTATACCAATATCTAAAGTTTGTATCTGCTTCGATTTTAGGAATTGCCATATCTGCTGAAGACTTAGCTTTAGCTTGAGCCGCGGTTACTGTTCCATCTATACTAGCAGTAGATGCATAGTGAGGCGTCTCTGAATTTGTTGCCAAGTCATCATTAGTATTCGCATAGAACAAATGTAACTTCTTACTATTATACACACCAGGAGTTAGTCTACTATAACCCTGATTATAAATTCTATACTGATCTATACCTTTCGTTGTGCTGGCCATGTAAGCTTTATTGGTAGATGTGTCCCACTGAATCAAAGAGTGTAGCTTACCGTGTCCATCTCCACCTTCGCCACTCATAGATCGTCTACCAGTAGTACTGCCTGTACTTGTTGCATTTCCTTCAGCATTATACAATTCTATAACATTGTTATTGATTACACGAACATAATATGTCGTGTTAGCAGACAATGAACTTATGGGTTCAGCCATAGTTCCTGAACTATCAGCATGATAGTCGTATCTTACTGGAGTACCATTAGTGGTAAAGCCATGTCCCGCAATAAACATTTGATTAGATGCTGCCGATGACGCCCACGATGTGTCAGTCTCGACTGAAAAGAAAACTCTCTTTTTAGGATTATATGTTGCAGGACTATTTGTTGCCGTCTGTGGTCTTCTTAACTCTCTTGTAAAGTTTGAAGAAAGGTCTAGATAAATCAGATTTTCATAGTCAGTCAAATCGATATCGACATTATCAGTAAAGCAACCATTAGCAATCAAATATCTTAAAGTAAGAGGCAATCTATTCAATTGTTGTGATGAGTTACCTGTGTTCTCACGATCTCCTTCGCCTAACAGAGCATCGTTTCCTCTTCCTAAATCATTTGCTGTTATATACAATCTATCTAACGTAGGAGCAAGACCAGCACCACCATCAAAGCCTTGTTTAGCGGCTGTACCGTCTGATCTAAATTCTGGCATAACAGGAAAATCGTTAAAACTTAAATTTAGCCAGTTAAGATTGGGCAAAGATACATTTGTCCATTTTGATATGTTAGCTGATGTCATTTCGAGTCTAAGCACTTTCGCTGGATCATAGAAGAACTCAATTTTTCTTTTAGCATATCCAGGAGGAGCTATCTTGTATTCTGTTGGATTACCTAAAGTTCCTGTTCCTATACTTGCTGTGTTGTTCGAGCCATCTCCAGAGTTATATGATCCAGCAGGAGCTTGCAGATTTGTTATTCTCCATGTGATAGGAATATTTCCTTCTGCATCAGCTATAGGAGTTACGGCAGCCTTTAGAGATATCTCTTCAAAGACTCCTTCCCACTCTAACGGTATACCCTTCATTAGATACATCGATTGAAGTCCGTCTCCGCTTACGCCCGAGTTTAAGTTTGCTGTAGCTACATGAGTAGCAACTTCTGCTCTAAAAGTTCTAGCAATAGGAGCTTCTGTGGTAGAAAGTTTTGTATAAGAAAGTCTATCGCCTACAATTTTAATATCACCGCCATAAAGAATGTAGTCGTCTGGATTAGGATCTCCTACAGGCGACCAAGAAGACAATCTAGAAGTAGAAATGTCTGCTGATTTTTCAACAAAATTTCCTCCAACTGGAGTGGCAGAAAAATCTAGGTAATTATATTTGATTGCTCCACCAGCAAGCTTGTTATTATTTAATCTAAGATTGAATTTTAGTGGAGTACTGATATCATTTATTCTTAGAAATGCTATTTCTGTAGCATCAGCGGCACTTGATAAAGACTCTAACTCTTTCTTTTGGTCACTGGTTAAGCCTGCCATGTTATGGAAATCGCTAATACCAACGCCTACTTCAGAACTAGTTAGTCCTGCAATCAAATCAAAATCTTCTCTCTTTAGTCCTAAGTTTTTTAAGGCTTGTCTTGAATCATCAATATCACTCAAAGCCTTTGCAACATTTAGACCTCTATAAATTGGCATTATTGTTCCTTAATTGTTAAAGCAATTTCTACAGTATCAGATGCTGAACCTGTGTCTAGTTCTGTGGCGATGAAGAATAACGCTGTATTATTTAATAATCCAGGAGATAATCCTTTTCTATCTTGAGCAAAAAGGTTACTCATGTCTATCTTAGTTGGGTCACCGCCTTCAGCATAGAAAGACGATATCGTTGTTCCTGCTCGCAAAGGATTTAAACAACTTTTATCAAATCTAAGTCCAGACTGTCTATCTTCTTCGTTAAAAGATGTAGGCGTCAAAACTGAAGATGATGTTGCTTGTGATGATGTAGGTCCGCCAGTTAGAGACCGATCTTCTGCAGGAATAGAACTGTCTATTGTTATAGCACTATTATAGTTAGAATCGTCTTTCTTAAATGTTGGACTATGAACTAACGATCTTCCGTCTTCAAATATTTCTTCTATGACAATACTATTTATTCTAGCATTATCTTGCAATGCAAATACTGGATATAAAGGCTGATCGTTAAACGCAATCGCTTGAGATACTGAAAATTTATGATTCTGAAATAACTCTGTACCGTCATCATCAAAAGACTGTGCCTGAAAATCGTCAAACAGTGTTACGACTTTAGTTTGAATATTCTTTGTATCTCCCGCATCAGTAACAACTGTAGGACCAAAATTAGTTCCTAGAGTAACTCCATCTGCATTACTTGTTATGTTTGCATCAACATAAACATATCTGTTTCCGCCACCGCTAGGAATAATCACATCACTTCTAAAGAAGAATCCTGTTCCTGCGAATGAAGCACCAATCTCAGATATACCTGTAGAAGGATCAATTGTTCCATCAGCAAGAGTACCTGTAAATTTTATCTCGCTATTACTTGGAACTTGTGAAGAAGTAAACACGAGTCTCTTCATTGCAGAATACTTAGTGCCGTCTGCAGGCAAAGGCTCTAGCAGAGTGGTACTAACAGCAAACTCTTGAACTTCAACCTTTCCTTGAAAACTTGAAATGAATCCAGATTGCTTACTGTTCTGATTAGATGTTCCGCTAGAACCAAATCTCGGAAGAGGATTTCTGGGATCAACTTCAAATCTACCTCTGCCGTAAGCTCCATGCCACTCAAATAACTCTGCATTTTCACGCTCATCGAATCGTGTTCTATCATGCACATATTCTAAGAAAGGATATTCTTCTCTATCGAACTCTTTAAAGTTGCCTGGTGAAGTTTCGAAGTGTAGTCTATCGAATATATCGCTTCCATTTGGCTCAACAGGCTTATGCGGAGTAACGCCTATACCAAATTCTGCAAAATGTCTATTGCCATAAGTGCCTTCATACTGATTAGGATTTAACCAGTGTATCTTAAATTTATTTGAAGTAATAGGAGTATCAGATCCTACGACTGTATGATAGTTTACAAGTTTACCAGTAAAACTCTGTGTACGATCTAATTTAGAACCGTCTACCTTCAATGAATCCCTAACTTCAATATTTTCTTTTAGTGCAAAATCGTGTGTAGGACTATTTCTTCTTAACACAGGTGAAGACTTACCGTTTGAAACACTTGTTGTCACATAATTGCCATATATACCATCAGCTACTATCTTAGCGTACTTATCTTCAGGATTAAGTCTTTGAACTTTTTGAGCGGTAACTGCGTTTGCTTGCAGTATGTCACTAGATCCCGAGTTAGTATATGCATCAGATAATATTATTTCTGTTTGTGAGTTTATCTTATCTATCTTATGTTCAGTCGTGGTATCTGTACCAATCAACAAAACATCACCCACCTGAAGGTCAGTTTGGAACTGAGTGCCTACTCCGTTAAGTGTAGTTTCGTTATTGTTTACATAAACTGTACCTGTTATCTGAGGAGTAGCGGGCTGTATAATTTGTAATATAGTATCTCCTAATGTGTACTTGAATGTCAAGTCTCTTGTTCTAGGATGTCTGCCGTTCATATGCAATGAAGGAGAATAGTTAAAATGCACTCCATCACGAGAACCTAGTACTTCCACTAAATCAATTCTACAATCTTTTTTAGCGTTAACAGATATTGTTGTAGGATAAGATTTTTTAGTATTCTTAACAGCTAATCCATCTGAGTTTAAAATATCATCTTTAGGAAGCAGTCCTAAAAGAGGAGTTCTCTGAGAGACAACTTTAGGTAAGGATGTCACTGTAGAAAGTCTCTGCGTTCCTTCATCTCCCCCATCAATATAGTAACTACTACCATATTTGTATAGGCAGATAGGAGATTGTATAGTTGCAGTATTTGTTGAGTAGATGATATATTTAAACTTAAAGTCTGGATTCTGTAATATCGGTTGTCCTAATCCATTTTCGATAACGAATGTATGCATAAGAACCCATCTAGCGTCTCCGTTTCCAGAAGGTATGTAAGCATAGAATTTAGCACCGATAGCACCATACCAAGAGAACTCGATCTTGTACATTGTAACATCTTCGAATGAAAGTATGTAGCCAGAATCTCCTACACCAAGTAAGGCATCTCCATTCCACTTTGATCTAGGAATAATTGTTTCAAATAAAGGAGTACTATTTGCTAAACCTCTAACATAGATAGGTTGATCTGATTGATCGTCAATTGTTAGTCCTTGTCTCTCTAAAAGTTTTTGAGGCATAGGAATTGTACTTCGTCTAACAATATTAAACTGTGATCCTTTCAACTGAAACATATATTGGTCTGTTTCATTTGCACATCCCCACTCACAAACAGTAGCGGAAGAAATAGGATCATTGGTCATTCTAGAGCCAAATGTAAATCCACTGGCACGACCAGGCTGATATCTAAACGCTCTCTTGCTTTCTAATTGTGCTACTTGAAATCTAGTGCTACTACCGCCAGGTAACACTTCAGTACCTGTAGCAAATGAGACAATTTTTGAATATGCAGGATCAGCGTTTTCTTTAAATCTTCCTACAGATGCGTTAAAAGGATAATAGTCTTCACCATTTTTAATTTTTTGAAAAAAGAATGTCCATCTTTCGATAGCATCAAAAGAATCTTGAATGTCGTCTTTGCCGTAATCAACATCATAGAATGCTGTATTTTGATTAAAGGTTAACTGCGATCCGTTTATAAAATCAAGTTGTCCGTCAGTCAATATGGTTGCTGGGTCATTTCTATCAATCACATTAGCACAAGTAGGATCTAAGAACCATCTATCAGCAAATTCTGGAAATCCTCTTGATGTAAACTCATTATGAAACCATCTGCCTAAAGCAATGAAGTTCATATATCTTTTGAACCCACCCGATGGATCAGATGCCATTAGCGTCCTTGGTCCTTGAGGATAAGAATATTGAGAAGGAAATGTTTTTAGAAAAAGTGCTTGCTCTGTAGAACCTTCATTAAAAGTAGGATTCGATCTTCTTCCGTGAATAGGATGCTCTTTTTGATACCACTGATATGGAACTGTTGCATCAGCAAACGTATACTCTTCCCAAGCATCTTCGTCTAGTCCATAGGATGCGACATCAGAGAAAAGTGATAGTTGCTCTTCTGATCTTGGTATACCTAAAAGAGAAGAACTAACATCAGATGTTTCAGGAAACTGCTCAACTATAGGAATATTACCGCCTTGTACGGGCGTATTATTGGCAAATACAGACAATGCATTATTGCTATTCGCAAATTCCTGTATACTAGCTTCTTCTTCTGTTACAAGCGGATTGCCTGCGGCATCAAAAAGCTTCGTACCCTCGATATCTACGAGTTGCGTAAACTGCTTCGTGACTGGAGATGGTACTTTGTCCAGTCCAATCTTTATCTGCTTTGCCATAAACTACTGCTCTTCCCACGTTACACCTAAGCTTATAGGATCTTCAGCCGCAACATCAGCCGTTGTATCCGAATCTATCGCAAAATATAAGCTATCAGCTATATCTGTTAAAGGAAATGATAGATATTCTTTGTTGTAGTCGAAGTAAGTACCCAAATCAAACTGTTCTGTACCTTTTCTTAAATACACAGTTGCTACATTAGTACCTGTGTGAGGAATAGGAACTACTGGATCAGTTGCAATGTTCAGAGAACTCAGTCCTTCAATGGTCGTTGTACTCTTAGTAACTGCTGTTGTTGGTTGACCAGTTTTTAAGAATCTCAAGTCTGGTAAGAATGCTTCAGCCGTTGTAAGAGTTACTGTTCCTTCGAAACTTTCTAACATTTCAAAGTAGTATTTATCTCCTTCTTTTGAGAGTTCTCCAAATGCCGTAACACCTGTAGCCGCAATTCTACCTCTAAACCATCCGTAAACCTTTTCGCCATTTTGTAAATAAGGCGCACTCACATCATTATGCTGGAATGTTAACTCTGTATTAGTATTGTCGATAACATACTCGTTCTGTAACTGAAATGTAGTACCCGTAGTAACTTGAGGCTGGAATATAGGAGTCTTCTTAAACCTCAATCTAACAGTATCAGTGGCTGCCGATGCGTTATTGGTCGAAAGTTTAGTAGGATAAACCTGCACTCTGTTTCTTACAGGATTACCTTCTCGTGTACTTAGAATAACTTTCTTTGTCTCTAGTCCATAAACTGTTGTCGCTCTATCTGGCATAATATCGATATCAGTTACAGCTGGACTGCCATTTAATGCTTTATTCAAGAATAGTCTACCACTAGTAGAATCAGCCCAAACAACTTCAACATTCTGATCTAAATCACTGTTAGTTTTGACTGTAGCTCCTATAAAGAATCTAGCATCAATGTGAGTAGGACTACCGCCAGATGGAGTATATGTAGCATTATGAATTAAACTAGGTGTATCTATATCGCCTAGAGTGTTACCAGTTGCTGAATACGCACCAGTTTTACCATCTACAGCAGATCCTGTTATATTAAACTGTTTACCTAATGCACCTACCTGATTAGCATTATTATAACTGTATAGACGAACAGTACCGCGGTCACCACCATCGATGTAATATGAAGCACCATACTTAACAATGTTATGTGATATTGAGCCGTAGCCTTGATCTATTTGAGAAGCAGGTACATCTTCACCATCACCGCCACAATACTGACTACCACCACCATAAGTAGTGTAAGTAATTGGCAGTGTTGCGTTACCAAGAGATGCAATCTTCAACTGATTCGATGCTCGTAAGTGATGTACTCGTACCCATCGTGCTTCACCGTTACCGACTGGAACATATGCTAGGAACAATGCACCAACAGCACCATACCACGAGAACTCAATTTTAAGCATCGTTACTTTAGTGAAGTCAAAATCGTAAACACTATCAACTTTTTCTTGATTTCCTTGATCATTGACATAGTTCTCACCAGGTCTAGCAGTACCGCTTGGGCCTGTTGCTAAGTCACTATAGACTCTGTTTCTAGTTCCTCTGCCAGTTATTGCTACAACATCTTCGGGATAAGCGTAAGTGGTGGGGGCGCCTTTTTGTCGACCATCTAGTGTATCATGACTGAATCGTGAACGAGGCACACGATACTCGTAAACGCCCCAGTATTCTGGTTTAACATTGTTCTTAATCCAGTTAACATATTCTGGGTGGAAGTTTATATTATCAATTTGTGATCTTATCGTGTTAACATTTCCGTTAGAGTTTTCTGTTGGAGCCAATGCAGTATTGATAAATCCTACTGTATTGATATCAGTAAGCGATGAACTCAACAAGTTGTCATCTGTTGAATACATATAAGGGAATACAGGCCCTTTAGGCACTGCACCCATATTTGTAATTGTAGCTGTCTTAAAGACTCTTTGCGTATCAACTGCATTAGTGCCTAGAGTAGCCGCATTGTTTGTAGTAGCAACAGTGGTCATAATTTCAGATTTGAATTCAGTATTATTGATCCCAGGCAAGTTATAGTCGTTCGGGAACATAAACGGAACAACTGTTTCGACATAAAATGTTCCTGCTGTACCAGTGGTTGCGGCAGTTACAGTACTAGTTCCGTCAGCAACAGAAACTGGAGTACCTGATATCGCTGTGGTCATAGTAACAGGATCCGCAACTCCGGTATAGCCAGTAGTTAACCTACTACAAACAAACTCTGTGGCTTTAGGATTAAGTATTCTAGATACTCTTAACACTTCACCATTCTGAACACCATCAATCGAAGCCACACTGCCCGACCAACTAAGCTTAATGTGTTGTCCGTAAGTTACATTGCCTTCAGACAATTTAAATATTGCTGGTGTTGGTGATGTGCCACCAACAACAGTAGTCTTAATCTTTTTAGAATCTTTAAGTAAAGATGGATCGTACACAGCCGCGTGGGTGTGGATCAAGCCATCTCTAAGAGCAACTAAGTTTCCTGCAAATCCTCTATTACCAAAAGTAGCACTTTGCTGATTCTCTATCTTAAAGTTATTGACAACCTTGGTAGCTAGTGAAGTAAAGTTAACATATGTTGATGAGGTTGCAGAGTATCCAGCACTCTTTAAATCATTCTGTATGATATTTTTCAGCAATCCGTGTCTATCAATCTCACTTACATACTTGTTACCACCGTCAGTTTTTTGCTGAGAGTAAATTGATAGTCCTGTGCCTCTGAAGAACATCTGCATATTGTATGTGGTTTCAGCATCACCGCCACCACTTAAATCGTTCTTGTAACCGTCAATCAAATATCCTACATCACGCTGACATTTGTTTTGAAGAACTTTCTGAACTTCTGCATCTGTCAATGTTGTTAAGTAATGTAGTCCTGTTCGCTCGTCTGTGTCATTAAACCCGCCACCCGTTTGGTTTGCCGCATCATTACTACTTGGACCAAAGTTAGGTACAGCGTATGTGATTGTTGTGGGTGGTGATGTTGGAGTTGACGAACCCGGCTGAGTCTCTGTGACAGTTACATAGTATGCCCAGAAATGTTTCTTAACTTCAATGAACGCATCAAGTTTACCTTCAGTAGAGTTTCTTGATCCGTAATCGCCAGCACCAGGCAATTGAGGTTCAAAATCGTCATCACCAGAAGTGCCAGTTCCATTGAATGCATCAACAATGATGTCTTGTAGAGCATCTAACTTAGCTTTACCACCAGAAGTGAATCCTATATCTGTGCCTGTAGCGGCCTCGATATTAGTCGAGTACTTGTTAGTACCTGAAGCTTCAGCATGATCATATAATTTACCTGTTGTAAATACACTAAGAAGTCTCTTGTGAAGCGGTGCCTCAAATCGACTGATCTTAGGAAACTTACCTACTTTCGTAGCTTCCCAGTCAGATACTGCTGTTCCAGTACCGTTAGATAATGCGAAGTTAGTTGTATTCCATTTAACGTGGGCTGTAGAATCATACTCAAGATCGAGCAACATGAAATCGATCCAGTAATCTAAATCACGCTTACACTTAGCTTCCATGTCAGCCGCATCAAGAGTATTACTTGTTGTAGTTAGATTATTATAAGCTGTGGCTAAGTCTGCGTAGTAGTTAGTTCCTGATAAAGCACTAGAAGTAGTACTATCAGACAGTGTAACAGTTCCAGCAGCCGCATCAGTGCCATCTAAATTATACTGTCTTTCGTTTTCAGCAAGAACATTATTTACGATTGCATATCTATTTTCAATCAAAACTTTACGATCAGTTACAAAAGAGCCTTCACTCACTTCTGTTTCACTTGCACCTAAACCTATAGCCTTATAGTCGTCTAATTGTGTTGAAGACACATTACCTACAGTCTCTCTTTCGTCACCACCTCTTAAACTGGTTATATTCGCAACACCGTATGGAGTTACGGGAAAGTTTGCAACAGATTGTGTTCTACGAACAACAGAGAAGTTATCTCCTTGACCGTTGTTTCGAGTTTCCCAATAATAACCATCGTACTTGTCGTAAATACCATACTTACGAATAACTGGATTTCTTGCGAATTCTGCAACACTCACAGAACTTCTGATACCAAATGTAGCCGCAGATACACGACCAGGCTGATATCTGAAGAAACGCTTTGATGTCAACACAGCAACTTTGTTTCGTGATGCTTCTACAAGGGCGCCCGCTTCTGTAGGAAGATGCTTAATACCGTCACCAGCAATATGATATTCTGGCTTCATTGACCATTCAGTTGGGTTAACATCGTAGGTGTTTACATCAGCAAAGATACCCAGAGCAACTTCTGCTCTCGGAATACCTAGAAGCGATAGTGCAACTTCTGACTGTACTTTATTCTGCTCTTCTACTGGAATCGCAGTTTGGTCTGAAGCCATTACAACAGGAATAGATTTATCTGCTGTCTGTGCCCCAGGAGATACAGGAGTTGTTCTACCTACATTTACTACACTAGAATTTTGGTTTACATTCGTTATACTTGACATTTGTTTTCCCTATTTAATAAGCCCTTGTGCAATCACAAAGTCGTCAACTGTATTTATCTTTCCTGTGACATTAGAACCTTTAGCGATATGGCCCGCATTTACTGATACTACACCATCAGTAGCACCAGCATTAGTTCCTAACAAGTTGTAATAAGTTAAAGTTAATAATTTTTGAGTAGGCTGTCCATCTATATTATCTTTCGCTGTCACTTTTGCATATACAGCCGTATTCGCATTCGATGAAAGCAGACCACCAGAAGTAGCGAATCCTGTGTGTTGACTGCCCTTGATTGTAACTTCCATACCCACTGTTATGTTTACGGGGTTGTCAACAATTACTCTATACTGCGGACTGTATTGTAGGCTAGCTATGGCAGTTGTTTTATTGCCTGATGCTAAAGTTGTATCTGCACCCGCTTGATACACATACCACAATCCACTATTGATTGTGCCAACTGAAGCAAAGTATCTGTAGCTTGCTGACCAAGCAACACCCAAATGCTTAGATCCTGCTGGATATCCAGTAGTGCCTTCGGCAACTCTTGCATCGTATCTTTGTTGCAACTGTGAAGGAGAGAATGCACCTGTATAAAGTAAATTCTTATCAGCAGAAAGAACATTAAACTGAAACTCACCTGCTTGTCTTTCTGTCGGTGTTTTAGTCATGTCCGTAATCACTGGAGGAAGCTGATTGTTAAGTCCTGCGAAGTCTTCTGCACTTGCGACACCGTTAGCACCAGTAACAGCAGTACCGTTATAGATAAAGTATTCGTCTACCATTCCAACTTTAGCACCTATTGCTGTCCAGTTCACTGTACCCACAGCTTTAATCTTGTAACGCTTGCCGTTAATGAAAGGAATACTAGGAGCAGGAACAATTTTTAATGAACCATTAGCATTAGTGCTTAATCCTTGCTGAGTAGTGAATGTGCTAGGAGCAGTGTAACTATCAAATAACTCAATATTATCACCCGTTACTTTAGCAAAATATTGTCCATCTGTGTTAGCACCTAACGCATTCAGAGATACGCCTGCAAGAAGCACTCTAGATCCATTAGGAATCTCATGACCAGTAATTGTAATATGATTGTTACCTGTATCGACATTAGCCGCTAAGAACGATATAGCAGGTCCGTGTTGCAAGTCGCTAGTATGTGTACCTGCATCAACAGCATAAGGCAAAGTAGAGCCGTTGCTTAACTGCTGAATTAAGTTCAGTCTATAAACAATTGTTCCATTTTCACTTGCTATAGAAGTTTGTGATAGATCGAATGCCGCACCATTCTCTTGATAGACATATGAATCACTAAGATAGTCGCCTGCACTAACAAACTTATTAAGAGGTATGTTTATAGAATCGTATTCAGTATTCAATATGTCTGGGCTAGATAAGAACTCGTTTGCCGCACCAATAAGAACATTTGGCGATGAAACCATAAAGGTAGAACCTGCGACAAGCAAACCTGATCCACAAGCCTTAACAATGTTACTTGCAACCATAGCTTCCGATGTGACAGATACATCTACTGAATCAGCGAAGTTCAAGAATCTATTAGATGTTATTAGGGTGTTTGATCCTCCAGTCGCATAAAGAGGACTGAATGGATGAACATCACTCACACCACTATTCTTAATTTCACTTGTTGTAATTCTCATGTTGGTAGGCGAATCTGCGTATATGCCACCAGCAACTACATTCTGAACTCTACATCTGTCTATAAGAACATCAATAGGTGCAGTACCAAAATCTACCAAGAAGTTTAGTGACTTATCAGCACTGTCATTTACAATATATTGATTCGTAATATTTCCATCGAGATCAAGACCATATAAAGAAAGAGTAGTTGCATTAGTAATTGTTTGAGTTTTTACCAAAGAGCCGTCAGCATTATCTCCGTTATATCCTGACCAAGGCAACTTTTTAATCTTAGTGATGTTTGCAGTTCCGACTATACCAAAGTTATCTGGTATAATTAGATGTGATGCCATGTATGTTTTACCGTTCAACTGAACGCTTTTGTTTCCAGAAGCTGATCTTGATTGTATCGCTTCATTAATTTTAGAAGTGTCGTTGTGTGCAACAGCTACAGCACTAGGAGAAGGATTACAATATACTGATGTTGTAGTATTTGTGCTATTGTCGCCTAATGTGATGTCGAAGTAACTTGATCTAACATCAATAGATTTAATTGAAGCATCCATCCATCCTCTTTGGGATGCTGAGTGTTCAGTTAAAGGAAAATGTGTAATACTAGAGTAAGTGTTGTCAGAAGAATTTTTTCCACCCCAAGGAGTATAATCAAATAAGTGATAGTCTTGCCAAGCACCACCATCAAAGTTTTTAGGTCCTAAAACTGCTAAGAGTTTGAATGTGCCGCTATCAATTGATCTGTACGCAAGAATACCTTGATCAGCACCAGCTGACAAGCCAGTAAACTTAACAAAGTTATCTGTGTTAAATCTAGGTAAAGGATCTGTGTATGTCGTTCCACCGTCAGCAGTATACTGGACATTTTTAGTAAGTGCAACGGCAGACAGTGGTCCTATTCTTCCATCTTTTAGATCAAAATAGCAGAACTTGTATGCCATGACTCTGTGATTAGAACTTGTTCCTTCACTAAATCCAGCTTGACCTTGAACACTTATAGTAGGACTAGGAGTTCCTTGTATTACATCTGCTGTGTCTGAAGCACCATAAAGTCTCAATGATTGACCTACAGAAAAGTAACTGGCTAAAGTAGGATCTGATATTCTTACAACACTAGATTGAAATGCGTTAACGGCTTGAAAAGTAGCAGGTACATCTACAAGACTATCAATTACCTGACCACCATCAAAAGTGTCGCTATACTGATTAAATAATCCACCAAAGATAGAATCTATTTTAGTCTGTACACGATCATCTCTGTAGAATAAATTCGTTATGCCCTCATCCATATAATCTGAAGTCATTGTTAAATCAGTAGCAAGGTTTGTGCCTGTACCCTTAACACGCATCTTCGTCAGTGTTGTATCATATGATACGAAATTGCCTGCATTAGTAAGATCGTTTATATCAGCAGGAATAGAAGGTTTACTGGTAATATTAGCCCAATTTAAGAAGTATGCACCGTCTCTGTATTGCTCATTATAGTAAAGACCGCCAGCATTCAGACCATTGCTTAGACTGGGTGTAGAAGAGTTTATAGCGTTTAGCTTCGTTACAAAGGTAGGAGCTTTTGCCTCAATATTCGCATCTGAAAGAATAGCATTCGTAACATTCTCAAATGTTATTTTTGAAGATGTAGACTCAGATACATCAGTAACAACAAGAATATCAGCCGAGTTTATACCTGCGGCTGTAATCGATGCTAGTTCTGATATCTTTTTAGTTGTGTCTGGCATTTTTTTATCCTTTACCTTTTAATTATTATGATGCTAGAGTATCTCTTTTCCAAATATGAACAATAACACTTCGATTCTGTACGCTCATTGCTACACCACCACCCGTACTAGATGTCGTTTCATCGGCATCGTCACGAACAGTGCTGGTACTGCCTTGAACGACAGGCGCACTACCTGTTGAAGAACTGAAGCTACGACCAGTTTTAACCGTGTGAACATGAGTGTGTGAAGGCATCTCAGATATACTTTGAGTTATACTGTTTCTACCTGAAGTAACATTAACGACATCAGCACTGGCTAGTTTTATTTTTCTGCTACTACCGCCATCTGTAGCTGTGCTTGTTCTATCAGCTACAAATGTAGTGCTTGATGTAATCGATGTTATTGTAGCATCTCCATTACCACCAGAAAATCCAGAAAAGTTGACACGATCACCTCTCGCAAAAAAGTGATCTACAGAAGTAGTGACAGTTGTAGTTGTTCCATTAGCGGAAATTGAAGATATGCTTAATCCATCATCATATCCTACTATTGCACGACCTTGACCATATCTTGACCAGCTACCACCAAATGTAGTAGCAGGATCTTCACTGCTTATAGTGTAATATAATGAGTCAACAGGATATATAGCGTTAAATACTTGCGTTAGTGCGGCTTGGTTTAGGGAGCTTGCTACACTACTTGTGCCTGTTACATCACCCGTTATAGTGCCTGTTACAGTTAAGTTTCCTCCTACAGTCGCATTACTACTGGCAGCAATCGTAGTAAAGCTACCAGCGGCCGCAGTAGATCCACCAATAGCAGTGCCGTCAATTGTACCACCATTTATATCTGCTGTAGTTATAACGGCACTCGTAACAGCAGAGTTAGTTCCTAATGTAACGCCATCAATAGCACCGCCATTTATATCTACTGTAGGAAAAGTAGCGGTACTATTTGTAGCTAATGTGCCACTAAGCGATACATTGACAGGCAACATAGCGTTATCTATTCTGCCCGATGCTGTAATATCTCCATCTGATCCAGCGATAGTTATATGATGCGTAGAGTTTCCTATTCTAAGTGCAGTCTGAGAAGCAGTTGTTTTGATCGAAAAGGTATCTGAATCAGCTAACTGAAACTGTAATATCGCTTCACCAGATGATTTGTTCAATGTGATCGTGTCTGATGCTTCTACTTGACCAGCAAAAGTAACCTTTCCACCAGATACTGGAGAAATATTATTTGTTGTTAATACGTTACCAGTATTCTGTAAAGAAAAATTACCAGTTAATGTAATATTACCAGTATTATTCGTATCAAGCGTTACAGCATTGTCCGCAAAGGTAATCAACTCATTAGTCGTTGTTACCCAATTAGAAAATGTCTTATCTGTTGTTAGTGCGGTTATAGATACACTCATTTTATGATCTCTTTAACTGTAGTTTCTAATAATTCCATGGCTGACTCTAGTTTAACGATTCTAGCCTCTAAACTTTTTATATATTTATCTTGTTTGCGTTTAGCAACAGCTTGATGATAAGCCTCTCTGTCAGTGTTTACAACACCACCACTAGAAGTTCTAACTAACGTATCTGTTCTCATCATGTCAATGCTATCGCTCTGTAATCAAAGATGTGTGGGAACAAGTTGATATCAGGAGTTATTCCACTCAAATCAGGAGTTCCTAATTCATCCGTAGTACTACCTGTTGTTCCGTGTCGCAATACAAACTTTAACTGGAAAGTTTTATATGTTGTATGCACATCATAAGGTGAAGCAGTAAGTTCTTCATCAAAGTTATATTCAAAATCTCGGTAATCTTTTGTGTTACTAGTGTTAGAGTACAGATCAGAACTATCGTTTCTAAGTTGTAGCCAGGGCCCTTGCTCTTCAACATTTTCAGGATAAACAAATCTTCCGTAAACATCAATGAATGTACCTGCTGGTCTATATGCAGACAATAGAACTCTCATTCCTACTGCATCTAAGTCTTCCTCTAGAATAACTTCTTTCGTCACCCATGTTGAACTGGTGTTATCGTTTGTAATGTGATATTGATAAGCAAACAACTCAGATATTTTAGAATCAATGATTGGAGATGCTGATGTAAATCCATTATTTGAAAGATCGACTTTAATCTTGAAGTTTTCTGCAATAGAATTACTAACCATGTAACTCTTACTCATAATCGTTCTCAAGTTATTAGGAGTATACACATTAGAATTTTTATCAATGCTCTTGTCAACCACTCCATTCTGCTTCAACAGAGATAGCGAAGTAGATGTGTTAATTGAATCACTAATATAAACTTGTGACTGGAAGTAACTAATCTTCTCGTTTGTTACAGCAGATATCTTAGCAGTTGCTCCACTATCAGCACCTTGAATTAACTGATCATTGGGTCTAGCAGTACCTGGTCCAGTAGTACCCGCATTGGAAGCCGTAAACTGATATCCTATAGCCGCTTTACCAGAAGGAACACCTGCACTTTCCCAATGTGTTGTAGTCGTAGTTGGAGAACCCAAATCTACAATTGTATATACTGTACCAGCTTGTAGAGAGCCAATCTGAACTGTAGGATTATCATCCAAGAAATTGATAGATGATGCACTACTTTCTCTCAAGAATAATTTATCTGGTTTTCTAGGATTAAAGTGGCTTACTCTACCAGCAACACACAATGTAACTGTCGCACTAGTCGTAGTTTCAAAGTATGAAGAGTCTAGCGTAAATACTTTAGTCGCCGCTTGGGTATCCACATTGATTACTTCAGCAACAATAAACTCTGTTCCTGCATTGTTCGCAATGTGTAAGTAATCACCTAAAGCAATTCCTGGTGAACCTTGAATTGTAATTATGTTAAGTTCAGAACCTGAAACGCTTGCTGTAAACACATCGGTTTTCTTAACATAAGCAATCTCATCAACTTCAAAATTAAGTGTAGTATCACGAATGTCTAAAAACTCTAGATCATTAGGAGCTAAGTTAACTGAAGCCGATGAAGTCGAGAAGTCATATCTGTTTATATTGAACTTAATGTCTTCGTCTTGATAAGACTTCCATGCACTATCATTTGTAGAAGTGAACAATACGCCATCACCCCAATCATTAGTAACTGCAACTGAAGATTCAGCAGTGCCTTTTGATAGACTAGTTTCGCCAACCTTAGATGTATAGATTAGATAATCTGGAGAGTTCGCATCAGGAATAACTACAAACGAATATTCTTTGTCTGATTGAAGTCTAACAGGATTATCAAAAGTAAACTTAGTTGCGAGTGTGCCTTTTGTTGATGTATATACTTCGCTTGAATTTAGATGCTTACTAGCGAAAGGCAATACTATCTTAGAAGGATATCCGTTCTCAACCTCTCGAATCTGTAATGTAACGCCTGTAGTGGAACTCTTCTGCTTGAAGTATACATCGATGTCGCTGATTAAAGCAATGTTAGCATCATTGGTACTAGAAGCTTTTACTTTGAAAGTTTGTGCAATAGGATCACCAACTTGTCTCTGGATCTCTCGTTTCACAATATTAACTTTAGTATCGAAGTCTACAGTCCGTGTAGTCATGCTCACATCGCTCTTATTGACTGCGAAGTTATAGCCTCTATAAGTTGCTCTAGCATATGAAGTAGAAGCTGAGTCTATACTTGAGTATTGATCAACATCAACAATCTCAAGAACATTCTGTCCAACAAAGAAAGTTTCGCCAGGTATAACAAATACCGCAGATAATGTTCCGTTTGCATCACTTCGTATTGGAGACCCTTTACCAAATCCCGCTCGACTTGAATGCCATCCAGCAGTCGATACTTTTGAAACATCTAAAGTTGAACTGTTACTTAACCCAAATTGTATGACTGGTCCAGGAGCAACATGAGCATCAACAGACTTCTGATCAAAGAAGAAGTAGTGACGAGTACTAGGTCTCAAACCTGTGATGAGAACTTTAATAGTTTTTCTTCTCAAGTAAGGCTTCATGTTTACATCTGTAACAAAGTTGCCTATTGCCTGATTAATATCGCTTGTAGAACTTGTCAAGCTAGTCTGTTCGAGAGTCTGCTCAAACTGACCCATGATAACTCTTCGTCTAGGTCTAGTTGTGCCTACTCTTTTTTCTGATACAAGTTCTTCGCTAGTCAAAGGCATAATTTCTTGAATTGTATCAACTAAGTCTAACATAGGACCAGCAATATCAAGTTCAATATTAATTTCTGGATTTTTGATTACATCATATCCAGAATCAAATGGAGGATCGATTACCGCTTTACCTTGATAACTATAGAAGTTAGAAACACAGTTTCTAAATGTAGTCGCATAAGGCTGACTTATAACCTCTATATTTGTACCAGTACTTGCGATAGTCACTACATCAGGGAATGAAAGTTGTACACCTGTTCCTGACTCTGCTTTTAGGTCTAGAGGGAATTGATTGACAGAGGGAGAGACTATAGTTCTACCTTTATCAAGTGTAGCTTTAAATTGTGAGTCACTAATCTCTGCTAAATTTAAATCTTTAAATGAATCTGCAAGTATACCATTTTTAAATCGAGTAGCACCAGAAGCATCTGTGATTAACATACTGTTACTCTGTTGCTCTAACAGGCTTAAGGATACGAGATCGACTAAAGAATCTATTCTCTGTTCAATTCTTCCAATATCTTCCATCTTGTATGTTTTGGTTGAGATATCCCTTACAGTTATCTTTTCTTCTCCAGTAATCTTGCTCGTGTTTCCTGGTATTCTAACATTTGCAATCGCATATAAACCTTCAGTTCTAGGCACGCTAGGATTCTCACTTTCGCCACCCTTTACTAACTTCACATTAGAATACTCGTCAAGAACTACACTATCAACTCTAGACATAAAGTATGTTTGATCTGAAGAGATTGTTGAATTTACCGCAGGAATTATTGCTCTGGGATCGATGATTAGCGATGCGGCACCAGCACCAGGAGCAGTAACCAAAGGAGCGTTTGTAGTTGCACTAGGAGTAACTAACTTTTGAGCGTATGGTCTAAAGTCGTAAGAGTTAAGAAGATTGTATTCTCTAGCATCTTTAGCTGTGTAGTTCTGAACAAGATTTAAATTATCTGTAAATGACGAATGACTATAACTATCTACTGTTAAGAATCCTCCACCAACAGGACTATTTCTAGTGATGTATTTAAATCTAATTAGAAGATCGTTATTTGATAAAGTTTCTCCAGCCCTTAGTTCTATGTAAGATCGATCATAGAATCCGTCTTTCTGATTATTTACAAGTCTAAACTTAGAAGTAACATCTACAGCGTTATTAATCTCTCTACCAAATTGATCTTGAACACTTATAAGTTCTACGCAGTTAGGAACACCAATCAATCCTTTACCACTAGCGAAAACATTTTTAACATATCCAGTTTCTAATACCAGACTATCTTCTTCTAGAGTATCTACTCTATTATAGTAAAGAGAATCTACGGCACCAGCGGCTGTAACAGACACATTACCCGAACCATCATAAGTAGCACTGCTAATAGTCTCAATTTGATTACTTGCAGTGATTGCAACTATGTCTGTGTTTAATGGAAAGCCATCATTCGTATTAAGCGTAACAGTATTAGATCCTACACTAGTAAGTTTAACCCTTCTAGTAACATTAATATTCTGCATAGAATTCATGCTACTCTTACCAGCATCAAATATCATTGCACCTTTATTTGAATCATAAAGATGGGCAGCCTGAGTGCCTGTAGCGGCAGATTCAGTTGAACCAACTTTCTTAATTAAGGGTACTGCACCAGCCGCATCACCCGTTAAACCTATTTTATTAGGAGCAGTAGAAACATAAGCACTAAGTTTTACAACAGCGTAAACATATATCTTACCCAAGTCGTTTGTTCCCGTTGCACTGTGTACGATATTCGCAACAGAACAGTGTCCTACCACTGTTGTATTATTGTATAAAGTATATCTCGCACTTGCTCCACCAGTAAGTAAGAAGTCGTGAAGTTTAGAATTATCATTACTAGAATACTTGTAGTATTGTCCGTAACTTGTACCTGTTCTTTGACCAGCCTTAGACTGAGTTAGAGAAACAGGAGTTATTGGAAGTTTAGTAGGTGATACGTTAGTTACTTCTTTACCGTAAACATAAGCTTTACCTGGAGAAACAACAGCAAATGCTGTGTCGTTTTCATTCTCAAGGGTAACCCTTAGTCCATCGGTGACATAGTTTCCAGACTCTTCATAAGTTCTTCTTGCTAACTCATTTCCTACTATATTGAATTCTGTTTTGTCACGAATACGAACAGGCTTACCGTTTACATATCGAATAAGTGCAAAGAACTCAGTTGGCTCTGAAACAGTATTGTGTGATACTAGTGTGGGTACGAGTTGAAGTCTATCCGCACCGGGTGCGTTCTCGTTGTTAAATCCTGAAGCGTTATCTAAAAGAGTTGTGTCGCTATCAGAATCAATAAGATTTTCTTTAATTGTGAAGCCCACAGAAACATTACCTGGAACATTGCTATACTTCGATACGATAATGAATTGATTATCTACAAAGATAAAGTGACCTTTCTGATAGATTACACCTTCTTCACAAGAAATGCCAAATGATCTGCCTTCATGACCAGCCACGGTTGCAACCGTAACAGTTTCGACAACATTTGAATTAGAATCCAATACTTCTATCGCTTCACCTTGAAGAAATCTTTTAACATCAGTCTGGTTGTCTTGCGATGTGTTCAAGTATTTGACAAAGAATGTTTTTAAGTCTGGGTCTTGAGTCTGAAAGCCATTTTGTCCTTTGATGATCTCAGCTTCTAGACCTGAAGTAAGACCTCTTGCTACGAAAGTTGTGGCCGTACCATCGTCTGCAACAACTTGATCATATATAGCGGGATTAGAAAATCCAGCCTTATCATTTAGTTTCACATAGAACAAATCATCACGAGCAGTCAAGTTAATACCGCTAATGATAGTACCTTCTTTGTACACATTGGATCCGAATCGTTCTACCTGCTTTTGCAGAATAGTCTGAAGCTGAGTTAGTTCTCGTGCTTGTACTGCTTTCGCAGGTTTAAACAAGACACGATTAAACTGCTTTGCTTCGTCAAAATCATCGTAGTACGGATCTACATTTAAGTCTGTATTGATACCCATGAGTTATTCTCTTTCCTTAAAAATCAAATAAGAATTTAATCTTTTCTTTTGTAGTTGACTTTCTTTCTATGGGAGAAAAATCTATAAAGTGTAGAAGTTCTCCACTATATGAAACATATGCTCCATATTCAATATCGTTGAAAGTATTTATAGTTAATGTATTACCACTTTGTGCCAGTTCAGTAGTTTTAATCTCTATTTTTCCTGGTAAGAAATTGTTTCTATGATCACCAGTATCATGTGCGATGGCAATTTTTGTTGTTGATGTATATGTGCTTTCGTGAATAATGCCCTTAACAACTTCAATGTCTTTATCTGGATCTAGTCCATCTACGGCACTTGATATTTTACCAGTCTTAGAAGAATCCACTGTTGCTGAGTTTGCAGTAAATGTAAGACCAATAACTATCTGACCGTCAACCTTATCTGCCGCAGTTACACCCATCATAGATTCCCATTCAGCAACACTTAGATTTCCAAGTTCGGTGATGACATATTTTCTACCAGATTCTTTATCAACGACATCAACAGTTTCTACAAACTGCTGAACATAATGTCCTGCAACTGCTATTGATGTTTGATTTCCTGAAACTGTAGCAAATGTTCTATTATCAAAAGAGTCTGGTGAAATTTTGCTTGTACTATATGGACCTGAGCCAGTAATTTTACTGAACTTAGGATTCTTAACTAGTCCTACTTGTGTATAAAAATTACTCTTAGGAATTGTCGTAGATTCGCCAACAAAGTTTGTAACGATTGCGATTCTACTCATACTCAGTTCATTAATAGGATTAGAGCCGTGTCCACCAGTAGGAGAAACGACAACACGAAGATTTGTAGTACTAGTGTCTGTCAATCCTCTAGGATTCATTATCATCGCAGTAGCAAACTTGTAGTTTGTTCCTTTAGTTTCATAGGCAACTCTTTCTAGCGTTCCGAATCTGTTTATAATACCATATGCTCTCGCTCTAGTTCCGCCAAGTTCTGGACTAGTAATAATAACTTTAGGAACTAGTTCACATTGTACAGGTAAGTCATCTACAGATTCTACTGTTACTATAATCTCTGAAGTTCCAGAGTTTGAAGTTGTATTAATAATGTCAAAAAGTTTTCCAGCATTTGCACCAGCAGATGCTCTTAGGTACATATCTTTATAGAATTCGTTTATATTAGACAACACTGTATTATTTTGAACACCTAGAGTTACGCTTCTTCTGCCTTGTCCCAAGTTAGCTTGTGTCTGTACTGTCACTCTAGAACTATTGATACCCGTATCGAATACAAACTGATTAAAATGATTTGCTGGAGTTTGTTCGATAATTATTTGAGATATACACTCTTTAGCATTCGCTATAACATTTGCATCACCACCATTTGTAGGTAGAGGCAAACTGTTAGATGTTTTGTATATGTTAGCTTCAGATGCAACAACAGTAAACATATAATGCCATATGTACTTATCACTCGTTTCAACTGATTGATATCCAGAAGATGCTAATTGTGCTATAACAGATTGAGGACTAGTTGTTGAAGGCGAGTTGTTATTATTTTCTATACACTTAAACACAATGTAGTCATCGTCTGCACCTCTAACAGTAACAACACTATTTGAAATTGATATATCTTTAGTATCATCAAAGGCATCATAAACTGTGTTTGGTGTCCAAGAATTTTCATAGAACATATATCTAGCACTATTGTTGTCTACCTTATTTCCAAATACAACCTTTCTCTCAAAATCTCTCTTATCTTTCTGAGTATTTCGTATAACAGGTACACCATCAATGCTAGATATTGATCTAGAAGCGAAAATATAATACTCAGCTTCTGGTCTAAGTTTTTCAAGTTGATTTTCAACAAGAGTTTTAATCTCAACAATGTTTCCTGAGTTCAGAGCATTCGAAAATGTGCTACTGTTTAGAGCCGTCAACTCTGTCTCAAAACTTGCACTTAGGGCATCGTTCTGATTCTTGAAGGAGTTAAACAACTCATTCGTTGTTTCAACTTTAAAATTTTCTGTGATAATCTTTGCCATTATTCTTTCCGTTGTAGTTAAGCTGTACGCTGTTCTCTAGTGCTTGGGCCTATGATGTATGGATATTCAGGTTGCTGTAAACTAACATCAGCAAATGTTAAAAAATATGCATATGTACCACTCAGATAATCTGGTGTTACACAAAATCTTCCATTAAACTCATCAAGTGTTCCTGTTGAAGAAATAGGATTATATATGTGGTCTTCCACGAAGGCTCCAGCTGAAACTTGAGTGTAATCGTAATTTCTTCCTTGTGCGGGAGCACTTAATTTTTCATAAGAACTTCTCATTCTAACTACTGGACTACTTGCATCGTTAGGATTTGTAAACCCATAAGGTCCATATATGGGATATCCGTCAAAAGCAAATCCTATAATTTTTGAATGTCCACCCGTCACTCCTGAATCACTGTCATGTCTCAGTTTATCGCTACCGAACACATTAGAGATGTCATTGTAATAAGAACTTGAATCTTCAAACTTAGTGTTGCCTTGCATTCCAAAACTAAAGAATGCACCACTTCTATATGTATACTGTCCAGTTTCGTCTGGTTTTCCATCGCAAGCATCAGTTATAAAATCAAGAGGCAACTCGACTTCATTCCAAGTAAAGTTAGTAGGAGCACTTTTTGCTGTTACAGACAAACTTCTCGTTTTAGATCCTGGTCCAAAAATAAGTACACCGTTTGTTGTTATACCTATAGGCGAATCAACAACAACTGCTTGTGGGTCTCTCGTTTGGCTACCAGCACGATATGTAAATTCGAAGTCATGGTTCTGATCTAATATTTGATGAGTAGGAAATGATCTACTCTGTACTCCATCATTCACAAAATTTATTCCAGCTTTTACTGGATGCGGATCACCATCTGATGTGATTCTTAATGTAGCCATTCTCTATTGCTCCTGTATTCCTATCAAAATTGCATCGTCTGCATTTATTCCCGTTTGTCTCACAAGCAGATGATTAGATCCAGCTATTGTGCTTAAATCTATGGGAGTATCTCCTGGAGAAGCTTGTATTATTCCTATTGGTGTCTTAGATAACTGGAATGTATCCGTTGTAACATTTACAACATAGTAGTATTCATAGTCAGCGGCTCTATTCGCTGTTGTGTTGCCCTCAAGATTACCAGAATTCGTTCCTAGATATTGATTATATAAAACAATCGTATCGTTTACTAGACCATGACCAGTTTTTGTAACTGTGCTTCCTGAGATATCACTAGCACCAAAGATAGTTAATGAGTCTGTAATTTCTGCGATTTGGCAATTTCCCACTCTTGCTCCATTACTCGTAATATTACTAGGAGCATCAGCTTTAAATATAGTTCCCAGTCTTGGCCAAGTTGCAGGAAGTCCGCTAGAGGCTTGAGTTTCAGAACCGTCTATTATGTTAGACCATATCGCACTAGCAGTCACTCTATTAGTACCAGCAGGATTGGTGCCTATATTCATAGATATATTTGCAGTAGCTGTGTTGTCCATGTCTTCAAGGTTTTCCATAGAGTGTACTACATAGAACTTATCAACAACTGGATAATTCGAGATAATGCTATCAGTGGTACTACCTCCTGCAGTAAGAGTGTATGTGTTACTAGAGGGTCTGATAGCCTGTGGACTATATGTGTCACCTGTATAACCAGGTGAGACAATTAACGATTTCTTATAAGATACTTTACCTGTTCCTGCTCCAGCATTACCGTTTGCAGTAAATGTTGAACCGACTGTGACTTCAAGTTTTGTAAACTTAACTTGATTGATTATGTCTGGGGCATCAAGCTTATCATATGTTACTATACTAGGAAACGCATTGGAAATAATATATCCTGTAGTTATAGAATTTAAGTTTGATTCAAATGTCGAATCCATTGGTTCTAAACCGGCAATCATTCTCAACGCTGTAAGCGAATCACTAGAGGTAACTGATCCGTTGCCATCGAAATCCGGAACAAGTACAGTCGCTGAACCAATCATTCTGGTCCAGAATAAGAACCAATCTTGTCTTATTTCAGAAGACATATACTGTACATCATCCCAGGCAGCACCCGCTATATCTATGACAGTGTAATACTCTCCGTTTACTAGGTTAACTGCACCTTGAACCGTTTCATTTGAAACAGAAGCACCTACATTCTGCCATTGTACAGGAGTAGTTGTTCCTGTATCCGTTATCGTGTATGATGTGCCGCTAATTAGATTAGGAGTATGTATTCCAATTTTTGCTGTAGTAGCAAGTTGTACACCTTGAATATTAAATGTAGATATCTCTAGATTCAAATCACTATTTAAAGTGTTATCACTATTTACAAGAGGCTTACTAAAAAGTTTTGTTCCTGCAACACCGACAGTTTCTTTAATTAAAGGTTCATATTTACTTGGAGTTACGATAGAAGAAACTTCATAGGAATATTCTTGATAGAAATCATTATCGTGCAAATTTTTAGAAGACTCACTCAAGAAAGATGTTTTAGTACTCCATTTACCACCAGTCTTACCTTGACCTAAAGCACGAACCGTTGCTTCCGCAATCTTCTGATTATATCTAGACGATGTAGGCTCGTTGTTAATAACATCTACAACTTCACGATCTACATATCTGTATCCTGTTTTAATAACTGCAAGTTCAGAGATTTGACCAGACTGATAAGAAGCGTCTCCTGAAATCTCTGCGTTTGCACCCATAGGCAATGAAGTTGGATCTTCATTAATACTAACAAGTCTCTTTTTGATGCCACCAACAGTAACTGGAACTGTGACTGTACCCTTATTAAGTGTCGCTCCGCTGATAGCTGTTTGTGTTCCTGTTGTGAATATCTCTCCAACTTGAGGACTAACAGAAGCACCTATCGCATTCCAGTTAGAGGGTGAAGTGTCACCCAAAGAAACAATCTGATATTCTTGATTAGGCTTTAAGAAAGATAAACTTATGTTGCCTTCAAATCCATAAAAGCTTATAGGTCTAAAGAAGAAGTCGTTACCTTCTCTTCTCAAGAACTTCGCTTTTACTGTGTAATCTTTTGTATCGCCTGTAGTAAACTGAAAAGTGGTCGAACTATTCTCATAGTTAGTACCTGTTGTTACACTGCCTAAAGATTGGAGAATGATCGAACCATCACCATCAGGATCTGTGTGTATTTTGTTTCCTGATTGATTTATCTGTAAGTCAGCAATCTTGATGTTTTGTGTTATGGTATCTCCTGCAGAAATATCAAAGTCAATTGTATCAAACTGCAACTTGTAATCTTGTTTATTAAACTTAGATATCTGCGTGTTTTCAATAGCAATAGCTACATCGTTTTGATAATCAATACCACCATTCAGAACATTCAGTTCAGTTATTGTTCCTATCTTGACTGTGATTGGACTAAACGCAGTATTGAGTGCAGTGCCTAGGTTTTCGTTTCCAGGTCCGGACATACCATAGTCGTCATTTGCAGTACCTGCGGCACCGCCAGCTTGTCCAATAGGTATGTCTAATAGTGTATCAGCAAAGTCTTCAATCAAATCTGGAATAAGCGTTACAGTTTCAATATTACTCAGGCTAGATATTTCGAAGTCAGCACTACGATTCGTTGCACTAAAACTTTGATTAGCAATTGTACCTATGTATACTAACTTTTCCAATGAAGCGGCATCTGTTACAGTTGAATCATATCTAGCCAGATTGCCTCTATATCTTTGAAGATTGAAAGATGGAGTTGTGATTGTAGGATAAGAAACAACAGTACCAGATTTGTCTCGCAGTCTAGCCAAAGAACTGGAGCTGTCTATATGGAGTTGATCAAATCTAAGTCTATTCAAGTGAAAGTTTTGAAGTTCTTGTGTTGATAAACTACCTTGAGCAACTACTGCCCAATCGTCTGTGTTCGAAGTAGTTGTGAAATCAAAGCTTTGGTTTGCTTGGAATATCTCACCCTCTATTCCTCCAGATGTAGATGCTCCGTAAGTTGTCCAGTTACCAGTTCCACTACCGTTATCCCATATCATATAGTATTGACCACTAACAATATGAGTTTGCGGACCTGGTCCTGTTGTCTTTGTAGAACTGACAACTATTTGAGGAAATATATCTACTTTACTTAATGCTAGAAATATACTATTGAAGAAAAATCTCCATTGGGATCTTGTACTATCAGGCACATCTGCTCGTTGATAAAGATCCGCGGCAAATGCTGGAAAGTTTCCTGACAGATTAAGTACGTTAATATACTCTTGCATAACTTGTCTAGAGTTAACACCTATTGTAGAAACAGTCGTACTACTGGCTGTAAAGGTGTCAGCATCTCCAGCAAGAAAGTGTCCTAGATTATCAGCTGGAATTTTACCAGAACCTGTAGCTTGAGGGGCTGAAAATTGCTGATTGGGTAATTGTAGCTTTCTATGCTCGTTTGTGAACTCGCTTGTTAGTATTTGAGGTGCAATTTGATCTAGTGCTTCCCAGTATTGTGCTTGAGCCGCACTCTTCATACTTTCAGTGAATGCATTTACAGTAGTCGCACTAATTGAATTTACTGCTGTTCGATTCAAATATGTTTTGACTGTATTATAATCATCACTGTATAGGAATAAAAGGGGGTGATTATATTCAATTACTTTTGCAGAACCAGTAAGTGCATAAGGTGTTCCTGTAGCAGAACCTTGATAGCTTAATTGTTCACCATTTGCAATGATTACATCACCACGCTGTATGTCTAAAGCTGTCGTGTTGTTAATTACCATCACTTGGTTACTAATACCAATATCATTCTTGACTGTAAGTGTTGTTGTCGTAGGATCAACATATCCAAATCCGCCATCTACAATCGAGAAATCAATAACGCCTGTAGCTGTATCACTAATCTTTGTGACTCTTCCCTCTGCTTCAATACCAGCCTTTGATGATTGAAGTTTTACCTTATCACCAACTGCTTGATCAGGTAATCTAAGTGAATTTGTAGTATTCACACTAATCGAATCAATTGATCCTGCGATAAGACGACCCACATTCTTAACTGTTATAGTACCGTCATCTGCTTGTGTGATAATCTGTATTCCGTCATCTGCACTAAATGTTCCTGCAAGATTTGATAGGTAGACGATAGGAATCAATGCACCCGAAAAGTTTACAAAGATTACTTCGTCAACAAACGCTGTAGCAAGAGATACATCACCTTTTATTCTTTGTCCTTTCTCAATAGGATATTCGTCAACAGTATAGACAGGGTTACCCTCAAGGAATACATCACCACCCCAGATCGAATCAGACGGGCGTAGAATCGCTGTGCTTGGATAGAATACTTCGATGTCTTCATCAAAGAACATACGGAATAATAACTCAAGACTTTCTTGTGTACCCTTTCTGCGGTACATATCTTGAATATGTTTAATAATGAATCGTGTATCAAGCTTGGTGTCAATAGGTAGATCAGCAAGAAACTTCTTCTTATAATAGATTAGAAATGCAGATAATGTTGTATCAACATCTCGCAACTTAGGAATGTTACGATCATTCTTCTCGTCAAGATGCTCATAATACGCCTGTACAAATGATACAAGAAAATCTCCATCTTCTTGATAGATCGCAGGAAATTGTTGACTTATTCCTGAGTATACAGCATCTCTTAATTCTAAAGCCATGTATTATGTCTCGACTGGTTGAGCAGTTACGGTTACGTCTTCACCACGAATTACAATAATACGATCCTTTGGTGGGCGAATATCTTTATTCACTGTGTTTGCAGTAAACTTAATTGCATTGTTCTGGAAAGATTCAATTGTAAGATTTGACAACTTCACCTCACCTGTGCTATAATTGATAGTACCTACAGATGATTTAAATACTGATACACTTGCATCTTGCTCTGCGGTTACAAGCATGATGTTACCATTACCATCGTCTTGTGCTGATACTAATGTACCTTCTACAGTAAACTTAGTAGACTCTACAGCAGGCTTATATGTATCAAAGCCAAGTGAAGCATCAAACGGATAAGGCTGTACGAGTCCAGACTCAAACGAGAACGATGGACTAGTCGCAAAGTTCAATGCAGGAATATATTCAATGATAGGCTTACTTACAATATCAGTTGATACAATCGATGCATCAAGCCCATCTAGATAAGCCGCTAGGCGTGATTGTCGTAATGTCTTATTAAAGTCATTTAGATTCTGATTGTTATAGTTAAGTATACCAGCATTCACTTCGCTCTGTATCTGAGCCGCACTCTTATCTGTTAAGTTAGGATCGTACACAACTTGTACAACTTGATTCACATACAAGAACTTCGCTACAACAAACACTGGTTCAATTGTTAATGGAGTCTTATCTCGCAGATACGCTCGAAAGTTTGCAATCTCGTAATCAGCCGCACCTTCACCACCTGTTACATCAACAGAGATAATGACCTTTCCAAATTGTGGGGGTGTCGTCTCATCTCCACCATATACGCTAATCGCTTGAATGTTAGGAAATCTAGCACGAAGCAGAGTTTCATAGTCTCGTTTCGTGACTGCTCTTTCTTGAACCTGTAAAGCCTTTGGAGCAAAAGTTCGAATCGACTCAATATCTTCCGCCAAAGAGCCGCCATTTGTCGCACTTGTCATCGTGATTGTGATCGAAGAGGATCCGCCAAAGTTTCCTATCGTTAAGGAAGTCACTCCGTTTGCTGTAGGTCCTACAGTCACTCTATAGGATGCAATGATTGAATCAGTGATCGTAGGTTGTACACCAAACTTATCAGCACCAAACTGTACAGAGTACTTACCATCATTCTCGGGTTGTAGGTAGAATACTTTATCTGTAGCATCTATACCAAAGATATCAGACTTATACACATATGTCTCACCATTGACCTTGAGTGTAAGGCTTCGTGTGTCGATTGTAGCATTTGATAGTATTGTATCTACAGATGATAGAGTCTCGGTAATCATACGACCCTCAAATACATCAACACCGTCTACGGTATATACAGTATCGTTATTTGCTGATCGTGTAGCAACTACTGCTTTATCTGTAATGAAGTTATATGTCTTATTACCACAGCGACCAATCAATGAAGTATTCGCAGGTATATTGAAGTAGTTACTATTCAGATTAGGTGCTACTATTCTAAATGATACCTTTGATGATGCACTTCGAGCAGATGTAGGTAGATAGTTGAGTTCTTTTGCATGAGAGATCACAGAGTTACGCTGAGAAGCACTATCAAGGAACATCTCTGAGATGGCCATATTATAGTAATAGCTATTATAGTATGTGTTATATGACAGCACATCTAACAATACATTCATGTTAGATCCTTCGTAGTCATAGTCTTTAAACTTCTCTTGATTCTTTAGAAAGGTCTTGAGTGCTTCCTTAGTCTCATTAAAGTCCATATTTGTGATTGGTGACAAGTCTGCCATTTTATCTTACCCTATTTAAATCGATTGTAAGTGAAGATGTAGTAGTGGTATTTATGACACTAAACACAATCTTTACTCTAAGTTCATTTGTTTCTGTATTCGCCTGTACTTCTACAGAGCGTAGATTACAGCGTGGTTCATATGTTCGTATTGTAGACTTAATGTTCTGTTCTAATATCAACATCGTGCTTTGATCAATATTCTCGAATAGACTACCTCGTATATCACACCCTATATTAGGTTGCATGAGTCTTTCACCACGATCAGTGAGTATTAGGTTGCGTATACTTTCTTTCACAGCATTCTCATTAATCACACGAGAAGTATCCTTACGCCCAGGTATCTGCTCTAGATTTCTTGTGAAATCAGAGAAGAACTCTTGTGATCGTGTGCGTGGTGTTAATGCCATTTATGATACCTTTTATAGTGTATTTATACTAATTATCGGGACGAAGAAGGCTAAATGATTCTTCTACTTGACTTGGGATATCGAATATGCTATTATTATCTACAAAGCTAAATGTACCATCATTGTTCTCTTCTTGCTTATGTGTAGACTTATCAAGGATATTGAAATCGTCATCTTGCTTCATTCTCTTTCTATAACCATCTTTTCTGTGTGTAGTCATCATGGCTTGGAGCTGAAGTAGTTCAGTTCCTGGTGAGAACCTATCTTCTTGACGCCAGCGAATATCCTTCTGATCTGCTACATATCCTTCTCTATTACCTACATGAAGCTTTAGATATCTTCTTCCTACACCAATACCAGTAAAGCCCGCTCTCGAGGCTGCAATGATTGTCTTCATACGATTATCTTCAGTCACATCTAGCTGAACACTAAAGCCCGAAAACTTATGATGATATCCCGCTGTACCCTGCTTTGTAATCTTACCGTATGTATTCGCATCACCTCTACTTGAGGTCGCTACTCTACCTTGCCGTAATACATACTTATCACCAGTCTGATTTGATATACGCAATAACTTAGCAAGTACACTATTACTCAAGTCTTGCCATTGATTACCATCAATGACTTTATCACTCCATGTAATCAATCGCCCTGGTCCTAAGCCAGATTCACTCATACCATTAATTGCTTTTGTCTCGTCAGCAGTAATATATGGTGATGTCACATAGTCTACATTCGTAGGTATCGAAAGTAGACCAGTACTTGGATCTATATAACCCAACTCACCTGGTTGTCGATACTTGACTACATCTCTTTGTTTAATACCACGACTAGTCTGGTATGACTCTTGTTCTACATACCTATTTGGACTATTATCAAGTGCTAGTTCATTAATCTTCGCTTCGACTTCTTGTTTCACTTCTTCAGCAACTTCTTTCTGGACACGAATCGCACCGTTATCTTCTGCTTTCTTCTGTTCGATCTTATCTTGTGTGTCAAGTATTTGCTTTTCTTTCTTGACAACTTGTGCAACTTCTGCTATCTCATCAGCAGGTCCAAATAGTATGGCCATGATAGTCTCTGTGAAGTTACATATCTTGTGCATGATTAACTGAATATTCATTAATGTAGGTCTTTCAAATGCGGCTACCATCTCTGCAATGAATGCTTCTACATTATCTTTTATTCGTTGTACTGTTTCACTAGAGAAGAAGTCTTCTATCTCTTGCTTCATCTTTGTTACCATACCTAATATCTTTTCACCAGGGTTACCTACAATCTCAGTAATCTCTTCAATTGCACTATCTATTGCTTTACGCACCTTCTCTTCGACTTTCTCTATAATCTTATTAATGGTCTTAATCAACGATTCTTTTAACGCCTCAACCTTCAACTTCTGTGCTAGAGCAATCGCAGCCTTCTTGGGATCTAAGTCATTGAGATTTAAACCATTTAATTTGGCTATAGTGGCATCAAGAAGTGTGAAAGCACTGAGTAGTTCTGCTAGGGTATTACCAAACGCACCACATAACCCTTCATTGATTGTTTTACCTAGATTTGTTTCATAGTGAAAGTCTAAGTCAGATAATGTCTGATTAATCACCTGATCAGTACCTATAGCACCGTCATACTTGTTAATTGATGTCAGTATATCAACTGTATTGACATTATTGGTTAACACATAGTCAGCAATCTCTGTATAGGTAAGAGGAAACTGATCATAACGATTTTGTAGTGTAGAATACTCAGATAAGTTCTCTACATCAAGCAAAGCGTTTAACTTGTCTGTAATCTCGACAACTGTGGCTCTATCTACCTGGTCCAATGGATCCGGCTGTGCAATCAGAGCAGAGAAGTCAATAGTGCCGACAGGTGCAGTCAGAGCAGAACTTTGCCCTGATATCGGTGTAGTATTTGTGCATTCTATCGACATTTATGTTACCTTTTTGTTGACAAGCAGGTTTATATGTGTTATAATGAAAGATTCACCTAGATATTTATTCGTCATCATCTGATCTCATAATATTCGTTATCGCATGCCACCATCTCTTCGTCTTAGCAGGTATTTCTGGGGCGGGGGCGTTCTTGATCTCCTGAGGCTTGACAACTTTCGCAAGTTCTGTTACACTTATGTTTGGCACATTTGAACTAGCTACATGACCTGGTGCTACAAACGTAGCAAGAGATGTTGCAAGACTGCCAGCTGTTGATGTGGCCGTAGCGGCTGCTGTGCCACTACCAATCAGAACAGAGGCTGCGGGTACTACTGAGTCAAGTGATACAGCAAGTGTAGCACCTATACCTAATGTACCTATAGCATATAGATTCATGGCTGCACCTGCTGATAGTCCTAATGTACCCACTGAAGATATACCCATATTCGTGAGACACGTTAGATTCATTGCTGTGTTTGATTGAAGCTTCAAGCCTGTCGAACTACTAATATCAATACCATTCATACCTACATCAGGAAACGGTAGAAGCTGTGCTGATATCGCTGGAGTACCTGTGCTGTGTATCTTCGTGTACGCAATACTGTACATATTCGTCTTATATGAGTCAACATGGAAGTCACCACCATCTCCAGCTGGATTACCTGGCATGAGACACTTCCAATACATACCACCAAGTGTAGCAAGACCTTTAATGTTTGTGTTCGCAACTAGATTGATATCATCAGCAGTCGCAAATACCCCGACACCCCCACCAGATACGTTTACTTTTACACCAGCATCTAGATTAATGTTTCTTGCAGCCCGTACATTAAAGTCTGTACATTCGATATCTAATCGGCCATTGACTTGTATCTTGCCGCTCTTGCCAATCTTTAATGTATAGTCTTCATCGATTGTACTATGAGAAGAACCTCTCACATAGGTTGACTCAATACCCTGAGTTGTGTTATACTTGTCAGCAAATGCTTTAACAAAGATAGTACCATTCGCATCAATCTGGAATACGGAGCCAGAGGAGTGGGAGATGAGAAAATAATCACTTGCTTCTCCATCCATACCTGATCCTAGTACAATGAAGTTATCTCCATCTGCGGATGCTATGACTCTATTCTTATAGTTGTTCTCGGGCATCATGATTGGTGGCTCGTCAAACGTCTCACCATTCGCTTGAGGAATATTCGTATTCGCTAGTACTCGTTGTGCAAGAGTCTGACCCTGACTGGCTCCTTCACCACCTTGATATCGATGTAGATCAGGCTTACCAAATTGATTCACGCTCTCTGGTGGTAGATAACCATCTTCGCCAGGCTCACCACTTCCATAAGGCATTTGTAGATGCTGACCAGGGAGTCTTCCCATAATCATTGGTTGCTGTGCTTCTCTTCCGTCTACAAAGAAACCAAATACCCATTCACCTACATTAGGAATCACAGGCGATACACCATACGATCCATCTAATACAGTCGCCCATGGTAAATGCTCTGTAGGAACACTATCTTCATCACCCTCACTCGCACGTGGCGGATGAATACCAAACGCTCTTACACGAACTCTACCTGCATTCGACAGGTCATTGTTATCTTCAACAACACCCGCAAAGTACAACATATTATTAAATCCACTCATTCTTTATCCTTATAATTCAAATAGATCGTATACATCAATGACATTCCCAATAGGCCTAATATCATAAACTCTTCGTATGTCATGATGCTAAACCACCCTTGGTAATCGTAAGAGACTGCTTATAGATATCTCCCTTAAAGCTATGAGAGATTCCCATAACAAAATACTTACCACTTCGCTCGCTATCAGTCTCTCTCGTACCTGATAATGTATTACTAAACTTATATAGGTCAAGATTAATCACCATCCCAGGATATATTTCGTGTTGGCCATTGATATCAATCGTAAAAGAGTTCAGATTCATATGATAATCCACAGCAGGCTTCGTTGTATAGTTCTCGTAGTAATGCTGATAAGGCTTATCCTGCTCGCCTCTGTTCTGGCCTATCTGAGCAAAGTCAGTAATCAGTGTCGTGCTAGGTGCCAATGCGGAAGGCATATAGGAATCTACAAACTCCTGGGAGTGCGTTAGCTTTAAATCGCTAGGCGCCTTGTAGTCCTTGTATTCGCTTGTGTAATCATACTGGCGTGAGATACGGGTCCTGTTGGCGATATCGAGTTCAGTTACGTTTCTCCTATACGCACCATCCTTCATTTCAGCGAAACTATCGGCCTTCTTCCCATAGGTGATATCATTCACCGCTTGTTGGGCTTTCAGCTGGCCTGGACCTGTGTTATCATTTAACACGCTGTAATTAAAAAATAAGCGATTCCTTTTCTCTATGGTTTTACCCTTAAACTCCCCGTATTTTTCGATTAGATACTCATGCGTACAGAAAAAATACTTCTCTCTTGTCTCAAAGAACCTGTATAAGGAGCTTTTATTTCTATTAGAGTATGCTCTTCTAGATAAAAATTGCATTGCGGCATCGGGTCTTAATGATGGAATGACTAAAGTTTGCTCTCCATCTGTTTCTTCTATCTCTATACGCTTCTTACTATTAGAATAATATTCATCAAAGATGGATTGAGCCATATCTGATATCTTTTGTTTACCAAATGATCTTTTAATTTCTTTTGTATCTGAATTTAACTTATCTATTGTAGTGAAATCAAGTGTGTATTTCATCATACGATCATTGATTGAACTATCAGGAGAGATATTATCTACCGCATATACAATAAAATCATATGTTTTTGTCTCTCCATAGAAGTCTGTTACAGTAATTTGTAATGATTCTTCTCCTCGTATGGGAACATCTTCTAATAGATTATTACTTTCTTGTATTGTCATCCGACCTGATATGTAAGGTGCGTTGATACTTTCAGATAATGTCCAGCTTGTTACGACCTTTGTGAGATCAATATAGTCCTGTGAATTCTTTTGGCTTGGTGTTTCTTTACCAGGAAACAACGGTCGAAGCTTCACGGACCGTAGTGTGTGGAATCCAGCTTGGGCTTGTTTAGTTGTCATTCAATACTCGTTCTAATTGATCAGTAATGGTCGCTAATAAGGCTTTATTCACGAGAACGATCTCTCGGCGGCTCTCGTTGAGAGAGAATTCATGGTCATATACACGAACAGGAAAGAAATTTGCTTTCTCGGTTGGCGAGGAATTGAGATATGATGCACGATTTAATCGAATATCAGGATCGGAATGCGATTGATAGTGTACGATATTCGCTGAGATTGTTGTATTTTGTGTCCACTCAATTACTTTATCACCTGTAGCACCTGATGCATTCTCATATTGTACTTTCATATAGTTTAATAAATCTTTTTCTTCCTTAGGCCATTCTGTATATGGATCAACAATATTATTTGATAATAAAACTAACCAAGCATATCGTACATCATCGTAATAATAAAATGCAACATCTTCGGGCTTTTCTCCCTCTTGGACTGTATAAGTCATATAAGCAAGAGCAGAAGTCTTTACGATTCTATCAAGTTGAGCCTTTCTTGTGATATCAAGCAGGTCAACTCCATTAAATTTTGTTGTAGGAAATGCTGAGAAATACATATTATGCTCCGTTTACCTGAAATGTTACACCTTCAATGCCTGATGCAACTGTACCAGCGATCTGAGCATCGGTGAATCCTTGCGATTGTAGTTCTGATTTTGTTGTTGTTCTTGACTCTGTAGCACCAGATGGTAATGTTTTAACGACAGTTACTTCATCATCTGTTCTTGATGAACTACCCGAGGGTGCAACACCTGTAGGATTATTTACAATATTAGGATTATATTCAGCAGATTCGCCATCTCCTTGTAGATTTGAAGTAATACGATCATCAAGCTTTTCGCTGATTGCTTCTTCTAATAAATCAGTGGGTGCATTATCGTCAGCAGTATGAATAAATGCTTCATTTAATGTCATTGTAATACGAACAGCCGAAGGTTTACCACCTTTTTGTATTGCAATTCCGTTTGGTGTATAATCTACACTTAATTGTGAGATCATTGAAGTCTTAAATCTAAAGTAATATGACTGGTCAACACCCATTAAATAAGTATTTACCATCGCTGGATATCTTAATATACCACGATCTAATACTTGAGCACCTGTCTCAGAGTTTTCTCCCAGAGGAGATGTTGTCTTGGGTAGTACCATGCGTTGCAGAGTACGAATAATTGTTTTTAATTGTCGTGATTCTTCTTCACTTTCTGGTGATAATAACCACTCTAGTGAATGTACCTTAAGATCAACACCTTTAAATACAAGAGTCGCAAAAGGATTAATTGCTGTACCACGACCTACACCAATACCATTTGCAATATCAGGACTGATTGATGCTAGACCTGCTGTTGTAAGAAATCCTACACCATCTGCGAGTGTATTAGCACCTTTAATTAGTGCATCTTTTGCACCCTCTTCACCAGAAAATAGTCCACCAATTGCATTACCAGCGGCTGTTCCCACATCTTTTAATTCACCAGCAAGTTGAGTCGCAATATTCTGAGCATCTTCTGGTCGACCTGCTAATTGGGCTGCGGTAGTACCAAGCAATCCAAGTTCGTCACCCCCAACATTAATTTTAAAATTATCTTGAATAACTTTAGGTAGAGGTAACATTATTTCAGCAAGACGTTTTTCTTCTGATCCTTTTGTGCCACCATATGTATACTCAAAAAATCGCATCAATGTTCCGTGGGCACCTAAGTTCTTAGGAAAAGTCATTACACTTGAAGGACCTCTTTGCTCGACCTTTCTTCTTGCCATGGCTTCTATGGGGTTTGTTTTAAGTAATCCTTGTGTCATCTCTGAACCTTTATATAAATAATAAGTTAGTCTATGGTAATTATTTATATGTATTGGAGATATTGTGCCTAATTATTATCAGGGTCGATTTAAGCCTCGTAATCCCGAGAAATATAAGGGCGACCCGACAAATATAATTTATAGAAGTGGATGGGAACTCAAGTTGATGTCTTATTTAGATAAGCATCCTCATGTTACTAAGTGGAATAGCGAAGAAATTGTTATACCCTACCGCTCACCGATCGATGGAAAAATGCACAGATATTTTCCAGACTTTTATGTGGAACAGATAAATAAAGAAAAGCGTAAAGAAAAGGTACTAATAGAGGTGAAGCCATACGCTCAAACACGACCACCTAAGGTACAGAATACTAAGCGTAATAAGCCTACTAAGCGATATATAAATGAAGTGAAGACTTGGGGCATAAACTCTGCTAAATGGAATGCGGCTGAAGAGTTCTGTAAAGATAAAGGTTATATCTTTCGAATCATAACAGAAAATGAATTAGGAATAAAATAATGTACGAATATAAAACAAAAGTAGTGAAGATAGTTGACGGTGATACAGTTGATGTAGACATTGATCTGGGTTTTGGTATATGGCTATATAACGAGCGTGTACGCATTATGGGTATTGATACACCAGAATCAAGAACAAGAGATAAAGTTGAGAAGAAGTTTGGTCTAGCCGCTAAAGCAAGACTGAAGTCTCTACTCGGTAAGAACCCAGTATTGAAGACACAGATCAGTAAGAAAGGCGAAGATATGCGTGGGAAGTTCGGTCGTGTACTCGGAGACTTTGATGTATATTGTGCTAAAGCTGATGCATGGCGACCAGCTACTCAGATATTAGTAGAAGAGGGTCATGCTGTACCATATTTTGGTGGCTCAAAAGATGAAGTTGATGCACAACATTTAGCTAACAGAGACCGATTAATCGCTGAAGGTATTGTAACACTATAATGTCGAAGAAAGAGTCTGTAAATTGTTTAAGTCGCTCATGGGAAAAACGCTTGAAGAAGCGTTTAAAAGCCAAAGAAAGACAAGCAGGCAAAAAAGAGGTTCGTAATGGCAATACTATTTGATGAGTTATTAACCAAGGGTATCAGGCAGGGAAAGATTCCTGCTAAAACGAGTGAGGCTCGTGATTGGTATCGTGGTCAAGCCCAAGAATATAAAAGAGTTCGAGAGAATGATTTCTTTGGTAAGAAAGGCGATAAAGAAAGAATGGCGTCTCGACCTATTCTTGGTGGAATGTATATGTACGAGTATTCAGCAAAGCATAAAGATACTCTACCATATTATGATAGATTACCACTAATCTTTCCATATAAGTCAGTTAAAGGTGGCTTCTACGGACTGAATATGCATTACTTGCCTCTACCACTTCGTGCTAAGTTGATGGATGCTTTATATGAGACAGCAAACAATAAAGCATATGATGAGACGACTAAGATAAAAATTAGCTACAAGATATTAGATAAAGCGGCTAAGTTTAAAGAATTTAGACCTTGTGTTAAAAGATATTTAACATCACAGGTCACAAGTAAGTTTATGTATGTGTATCCTTCAGAATGGGATATCGCATTATTTTTACCAACAGAAAGATTTGTTGGTGCATCGAAAACAAAAGTTTGGTCAGACTCCAAAGGGAAGATACAATGACATTCAATATAGCAGACTTCAACTCAAAATTGCATGAGCATGGTGGTGTAGCAAAAACTAACTTATTCTTTGCTAGAATTAATATACCTCAAGCACTAATTAATGAGTTTGTGGATATACCCGTATCAAGAGATTTGGAGTTCTTCTGTAGAAGTGTTACTCTACCAGAACTTGATATCACAACAGGAGAAGTTCAGCCTCAAGGTTTTGGACCAGTTGTTCGTAGACCACAGTCTATGAATTTTCCAATATTGCCTGCTGTGTTTATGGTAGATTCAAACTTTGGTATTATGAAGTTTTTTCATAGATGGATGCAAGCAATCGTAAACTACGATAAGAGTGGCGGTAATTTTGGTGCAGTAAATAATGCATTACCATTCGAGATGGGCTACAAGAGTGAATATGCTACTACAATGGATGTCGCAGTATTCTCTCAAAACACGAGAAAAGTTGAATATGTTTATAACTTTGCAGGACTATATCCATTGAATACTGGTAATGTATCTCCTTCTTGGGAAAACCAAGGAGAGGTACTGACATTACCCGTAGGATTCACATACGATCAGTTGAAAGTAAGTGGTTCAGAAACTGGTAGAGTACAATCAGATGTACCTGGCTCAACAACAGGCAGAATGTTAAGATGGTTTTCGTCAATTAATCAGACGGTAAATGCGATAGAAAGTATTAGAAGACCTACTGATATTCAAGATGCAGTTAACAATATTCAAACAGTAAACACAATATATAATTCATTTAAATAATTCTATAATATAGGAGAAGTGAGATGGCGTTACCGAAGATCGATCTTCCGTTGTTCGAAACGGAATTACATTCAACGGGTGAAAAGGTAAAGTATAGACCCTTTACGGTGAAAGAAGAAAAAGTTCTTTTGATGGCTCAAGAGTCAGCAGATGCAAAACAGATGATATTGGCAATGAAACAAATTGCTGGAAACTGTTGCTCAGATGTTGACATAGAAAAACTACCAATGTTTGATCTAGAGTATTTGATGCTTCAAATAAGAGCAAAGTCTGTGAATAATGAGATCACTTTCACGATACAAGATCCAGACACGAATGTGCCAGTTGAGTTAACTCTTGACGTTGACGATATTCAGATAAGTGTTTCTGAAGGGCATACCAAGAAAATTGATGTATCAGACGATATGTTTCTAATGATGCGATATCCCACGCTAGAAGAAGTTGGTATGTTCTTAGAGTTAGCAAACCTTGATGGTGATGAAGACGAGAATATGGCTAAAGCTTCTGAAACACTATACAGCGTGATGATTTCTTGCATTGACACAGTAGTAAATGGCGATGAGGTAGAAAAGTTAAGTGATTATACCTCAGAAGAAGTTAAAAGTTTTATTGATTCTCTTCCTGGCGGTACTATTGAATCGATGAAACAATTTTTTGATACTGTACCTGCGTTAAAATATACGACAAAGTATACTAACTCAGAAGGCGAAGAGAAAGACTTAGTATTGGAGGGCACCGAAACTTTTTTTCTCTAATGTTGAGTCATATTAGTCTGGGAGCATACTACAAAATGATGTTCTCAATGGTTCAACATCATAAATACAGTATAAGCGACTTAGAAAGTATTTTGCCTTATGAAAGAGATTTGTATGTTGAAATGCTAGTTGATTTCATAGAAGAACAAAATAATCAAAAACAATAACGGAGTAATTATGTCAGAAGAAACAAAAGCAGAAGTGTTTCACCCTGCTGATACAAACGGTGATGGAAAGGTGTCTAAAGACGAAGAGCAGTTATACCTCGAGTTTAGACGTAAAGAATTAGAAGATGCGGATGCTATGCGTGATGCACAGCGTAACATGACATGGTTTGCACTCGGTGGATTGTTGTTATATCCGTTCGCTGTTGTTCTAGCATCTCTTGTAGGTCTAGATCAAGCACAGAAAACATTAGGCGATATGGCACCAACATACTTTGTTGCTGTTGCTGGTATCGTAGCGGCATTCTTTGGAACTCAAAACTTTGGGAAGAAAAAGTAAATGGAAGCACCACTAGCCGCATGGAATGAATTGTCTTACTTTGATGGTATATTGTTTACTGTCTGGTTAGGCATACTTTACTATGGAAAATGTTGGATCGATAGTAAATTTAAGGATTAAGTATAATGGCAGAAATGACACCTGAAGAAGTCAGTCGAAGATTTGATCAAGTATCAAGAGAAATTGAATCATCATCCGACCGGGTAAACACACAACTAGACAATATGATGACGGACAGTCGTCATAAAGAGATGATAGGTCTACTGGCTTCAATCAATAATCAGTTAGGTTCACAAACTGGCTTTCTAGCAGATATTGAAAAGAATCAAGAAGAAGCGGAACAGCAAGCAGAAGCTGATAGCGAAGCACAAAAAAGAGCCCAACAAGAAAGTACAGTAACAGATGATGACGGTGCTAAAAAAGCTGGTGGCATGAAAGGCGTCTTTGGTAGTGTCATGGGTGGTGTAAGTGGTGCAGTTGAGTCCCAAGGCGGTAAAC